TCCGTGCCCTCCTTCACATCAGTGATGTCACCATACTCGGGATCCAAGATGTATCCCAAGAGCAGCTCATAAGCCTGCTTTCCGTAGCCGTAGACCTTAATTCCCTCGTCTTCACGGCCGCGGATAACAACGGGCGAGAAATAGCGAGTGCGCACAAAGAGTGACTTTGCAAGCTTCTTGCTCTCCTCATCGTTGTTGTCAACTCCCTCGCGCCATAGCGAAGAAGCAAATTCACATACGGGGCAGTGCTCGCCAAAGTTGCGCTTTGGACAGAGGATACCTCCGCGATGCTCGCCCACGTTATAGTGGAAGAACATTTCCTTTAGCGGATCGCCATCTGCTGTCGGCACGATCCGAATGTCAGTGTCACCTTCATCTGGCTTGAACCAAACCGAAGTGCTATCTTTTGTTCCTTCGCCGCGAAGGGATGCGAGCTTTTGTCGCATCAGTTCCATATTGATTCCCATTTTGTTTCTCCTTGTTGTTGGGTAAAGTAAATCAAGCTTTCCTTGATTTCTATTGTGGCACACTCAACGTAGCTTGTCAAGTGTATTGTTGTATTGCGTTAGTGTGGGCAACGCAAAGCCCAAAATCTTGGTATTCTGTTTCATAGATTGCGTAAGAAATACGTCGAAATGCGTTTTTAGGCTTTTCCTTGAGCGCATCAACGATTTTTTTATGCAACCCTCCTTCATTTTCAATTCTGTCCTTATTGATACATAAATAATAACACACATCCCGAGACATGTCAAGCTCATAAAACCATTTTTCTTCAAGAGATATTGGGTTCAAAATTCCGTATGTACGGATTCTGTTGATATCCAGGGGTTTAGCTGTCATGCCAATTTCAGGCTCTGCATGATTAAAATAATTGATGTAGTGAACAGTGGAGAAGATAGATTCATTGATCTTGTCGTAGTAAGTTTTTATAGGAATCTCGCCAATAGTCTGCTCAATGTGTATGTTTGACAGCACCGTAAACGACGACAAAAGCCCAGAACGTGAATATTGTTGCAAGACGCTAAATACAATTTTATCAAGAACTTTTGGTACGCCTGTCATTAATTCTGCATCTGGCTTGATGTAAAAAACATGCACTTCTTTGGCTTTAATCTGCTCTAAGACACCTAAAGAATAGTTCGAACTATAAGAAGAGCCAACAATAAAAACTTGAACTATGTCATCTAGGCTATCAAAAAACTTTTTTAGATTTGGAATGTTTTTCTCATACTGCTCAGGTTGTTCATATTGTTTTAGTTTATATTTGTACTTAGAGCTGCGCGCTACTTCATTATTCAAAACATAGACATTGTAATTTTTAGTAGATTTAAACATCTCGGCGATGCGTGAAGCGGCGGTACCTAAACCAACAATAGAAATCATAACTTTAACTCATTTAGATTAAAATAATCTTTTCCTGCTCTTAAGTTAGACAAGTAGCCATCTTCAAAAACATCACGGATACCAACTACCATATCTCGATCTTCGTCACTATAGTCGATAACTATCTCATCATGTATGATGTGTGAAATAAATGATTTTTTACCTTCAAGCATCTTGTCTATTAAAACGGCCTTTTCCAATACCCTATCAGCAGTCGTGCTTTGGATTAAATAGTTTAACGCCTTCCTCTGCTCTACTTTAATTTTGCGCCCATACGGAGTATGAATATAGCCGTCTTTGTAATGTTTGTCAAGCACCTTTTCGCGATCATAATGTTCAGACTCAATGTCATTTGATTCAGGATTATACAGCCAAGCGAAAAAATACAGTTTTGCTTCAGTGCGCGTCATCTCAAGATCATTGATTACATTTTGTATATTCCATTCGTGAATATCATATTCTGGCTGTTGTTGACCACATAAATCCAACAATGTGCGAATCTCTGCGCCGTTATAATCAAGACTCATCATCAAGTCGTTGTGAGGCTTGATTATTCGGCGCAAATCCTTTTTAATGTTCAAAATGGGAAAAGATTCTGGATGCGTTGTAAGGCGCCCTGTGATTGTGCCAAACATGTTATAATCAATGCGTCTATAGTTTTTCATCAGTTCTTGAATCTTTTGACGATTCATGGAAGAATAAAACAAATGCTTGCAATCTTCGCTATTTAGATTAAGGCGCTGGTAGCGGATCTTATGCAGCAGCTTGTATACCGCGTCTAAGTGTTCATAGTTATCTGGTTTCTCATAAGTCTCAAATACGTGTTCAGTAATCTTGTTTTTAATCTCGCAGAACTGCACAAGAAAATCGTGAGGGATCAAATCAAACACACAATGATCTGCCATGTTAACTTTGGCAATTTTGAAAGACTTCAAATAAGCCTTCATTTTTCTTATCGTAGCTTGAAGTTCATTGCATAAATCTTCTGGACAGCAATCGGCAATATTGCGGCCTCCAGCACGTATCCAGGCATACTCCACCGATGGATTTGTAATAGAGCCACTATAGCGCCACGTTTTTGTTAAATTTTCTGGAAAATCTTCAAACGATAGCTTGCCGTCTGCGTAAATTCCGATACATTCTGACTTATCGTCAAGTGCTTGGAATATCAATAACCACCTCCTCCGGTGCCAGAACTTCCCCCGCCGTCAGTAGACATGTAAGATGTTCCTAAAAAGTTTCCTGTAGAGCGTTGCTCAACTGCAGTTTCCATTTCAATAGCATCTATTTTGCCACTATCGAACAGTGCTTGCAGTTTTGCGGGCGCAGTTTTCTTATAATAACTGAATGATCCTATGCTGTCAAATGTTTTTGATATTAATTCTTCAAAATAAATAAGAGGCACTGTCAAAGAACGATACGCAGCATATAAATCCCTAATATCTCTTAAAAGCTTTTGTTTTTTTGTGTCCTCCATTGTTGGCCTCACTTCAGCTAATTTAATAAAACAATAGGTCATGATAAGACCTTCAATGGTGAATGCAGAATAAGCTTCTCTAAGTGTGTACGATTTAGTAACAATCGGCCGATTAACTATTTGATCACCACACATTACAGTTTCAACAACAGGCGTGCCAGAGGTCGCGTGCTTATATATCTCTAACAAATCAGAAATCATATCTCGAATAGATAAAATTATAGCTAATTTATACTCTCTTTGAAAAAGCCCCTTGACGCCAGCGTATCCATAAAATCCTGCGCGCTCCAACATTATACTTGAATTTAAATCAGCAACGATGCGAAATGGAGCATGTGCATCTATCATAAATCCATGGTTATTGCATACCTGTACAAAAAACGACCAGTTATCAGATTCCACAAACTCTGCTATTTTCTTATCATCATTAAAATAATCTAAATCAGCTACTTCGATTGCAAGACCTGAAGATAAGATAGTATTAAAACGACTTTTAATAAAGCTTGAATACGTTAATGGGGTGGTTCCCAAAGTGGCCCCATAATGATTCATAAAAACAGGCACAAATTCATCTAGAGTAGAAAAAGTAGGATTCAGGCTGCGAATTTTTTTACCTATTTTGCTTAAAAATAAAGCCTTGTATTTAGCATGTGCTTCGCGAGGCGACTGAAAGCCTCTATAAGCCCTTAGGTTAGACAGATAAGGAGTATTTGAAGAAATTTGATTTTGAGCCAAAGCTTTTTTAAAAACTAGCACCATTTCATTAAACAAGTCAGCAACAAAAGGCAAAACCATTGCCGGCTGAACTGTATTGTTCGATGCAGCTATCGACTTTAAGTTAGCGTTTCTTCTCAAGGATATCGACATTGATTCATAATTCATGCGTCCGTAAAAAAGTTTTTCTCCAGTATTAAAATCTATAATATTTTTCACACCAAGGGCTTTATTTTGTCTTAAAATGTGCGCTTTAAGTGCCAGCCTTTTGTAAAACAAAGCTCTGCTTCCTTCTGAATTCGACTTTGCGGCGCCGCCTTCAACTATTTCTTCTAATGCCATTATTCTACTCCTCGGATTTCATATTAAATTTCTATTTCTTTTCAAAAATACCAGGCAATAATTCATGCAGCATATTTGGAGGCTCTAAATATCCTATGTCTGCTGAGCCGACTATAGATTCTTGATACCGATACAAAGACGATTGACACTTAGAAGCGTCCTTGTGCTCATCAGACTCATTACGGAAAGCAACATCTTGCTCTGCCTCTAGTTGGTTAACCCATTTAGCTTCAATTCTAGTGTCTAGCTTACCTTCTGCAAACAAATGATGAGATCTTATAATCATGTAATATCCCCCAATACCATAACGCGTCAGATCTATCTGGTTTTGTTTAGCGCTAGGCGAAAAGCCTGCAGGCTCTATGAAAATATATGTACCTGGAAAAGTATTAACATTCGCGAAGGATTCGATCTCGGCGTCGTAGACTACACGCAGCTGTTCCAATCCATTATATCCTTCCTGCTCAAATCGAACTTCAGCTAAACCAGGTGTCGCTGTTTTTTGAAGTTTGATATTCTTTACAAGACCTCGATCTCTACCAAGCATATAATGATAAACTCCCATCTCTTCATCAAGAGACTTAATGCCTTGCATCATGCTTGTTGGCATCACTTGGCCAACAAAATAAATCATATAATTTATTTCCTCTGAACTCCCAATAGTGGTTCGCGCAGAGGTTGGGCTTAAACCAGATGGACACAAGATAGGTATCTCTGATGGCCACGTTGTCACATTAAGGCGGCTATACGCCGTATATTCAAAATAAGTTGTGAATAAATCGCGAGGTGCATGATATGGGTCGAATCCTGAGTAAATATAGTTGCTCATCATATTAGGCACCTTAAACGGGGGACAAGAAGCGTTTCCATGGCCCGAGAATAGCGCACTATGACCGCCGGCCTCTTTATGCATATCGTTTTCATGCCCATCAGAACCCAGAGGAATTGACTCTCCAGTTATAGCGGCTTGATTTAGGCGCACTTTTTGCTTTGACCCTCTAATGGGGCACTTAGTACCATTTAAGAATTGGTTGACTAAGTTATTTATTACATCATTCATAAACTGACTTAACGAATATACGATTTCATTTTTCTTTAAAAATTTTGAGGTCATCCATTCAACAAAATATTTTGTAGAAATGGGAATGTCCCCCAAATTAACGAAGACAGAATCTTGCCCGTTAGGGCCTTTCTTGGCGCCAACAAACTCAGCGGGACCAAGCAGTATACGTATTTTTTTAAAACTTTCTCTACAGCGAAGATATTCTTCTTTTTTATTTCGAAGAAGGCATCCATATTTTAAATCATTCCCTGTTGCTAAATACTCATCAATCAAATCGGGCAAATTATCAAGCTCATTTTGTATACCCTCCAGCACCGAATCAACCAAATCTGCTAAATAGAAAAAAGGTATTACAGTCTCGTAATTTGAATTAAGAGCTAGCGCGATCTTTTGTTCTGCTTCTTCTGTTTGTGCCGAACCGCCACTATTTTCAACAAAAATGTCTAACGCTGAATCCATGTTTCTCACCAACTGTCTTTCAAACTGTTCAGTGCTCTTAATGTCCCCATCTTGACCTAGCATATCGCGGAAACTTGACCGCGTGCGAGTAATCTCAATGTCTGCAAACGGGCCTCGCTCAGTAAATCTGCTAATATTGCTGTATGACGTTGAGTAATATTTTATTTTATTAGTATCAATTAAGCGCGTAATCAAAGTGGTCAACAAGTAGCTAAACTCTTGAGCTGCGACGTTAGCTTGGTCTTCGCGAAGATCTTCAAGCTCGTCGCTCTCACATGTCTTTTCAGCTATTTCAATCTCAGCATTCCGCACAAATCTTTGAAGTGAAACTTGAGGATCGCTAAAGATATTGAATACAGGACTATCATAAAAATCTTCGATATACGCTAGATAGTTTATTTCCATCACGACTCGACCCATATCATCTAAATCAAAAGTATGGACTGTCGGGGTTAAGTTTAACGTAACACAAGATGCATTAAGAGCATCTTTAAGGCTTAAAACTTCGTCATTTTTAAGATTATTGTAGAAATTGTTGTCTTCTGGTAGTTCGATCCCTATATGGGCTTTTAGTCTGAAATTTAATTTTTGCATCTCTACATTATCTCGAAAATCAAAATCTATAATACCAGGTTCGCAACTATCTGTATTCATCGCCATCCAATTTGATCGAGCTGGTTTTGAAAAAGTTTTTAATGCAAGATCCACGTAACGATAGCTATTAACAAAGTCGTCATCCTCCATATTTTCACATTTTCCGGCACCCCTACACAACATCAGGTCATCGAATGTGTTTGCAAATATTTTTAGTTTAGCTTTGATACTTTTTTTAGCTGCGAATGGGTTGCTTCCATCGTATGTAAACTCAAAGCTTTTTACACCTACACCAGCGCTTCTTTGGCGGCCGTCCATAAATCTCTGTAAATCAGTTTTAGAAAAATGAGTATCGAACTTAACTTCTACTTCGTTTTCGTCGCCTTCTTGATTATAAATAACTTTAAACAGTCGTATTTTTGGTTGCAAATATGATAAACGAAAATTATCAATATTCATATAATCTATTTGGGATTTGTGCATTGCAAGTTTGTTTAGAAATCCATAAGGATCGCCGTCTACTTGGATACATGCATTGCCAACATAGTTTGAATAATCAGATCTGCGGGTATCAGCGAGATCGATGGCAAACGGATCGCTCTCGCTGTTTCCTTCGGCAATGCCGAAATATGGCATTCTTTTGCCGCCATATCTATAATCATTCGCTACCGAACCTCCTTTGTTGCCTAGCATATGATTAGATGCATCAATCATACTAATAGCGTCTTTTCTGCCTAAAGAAAACTGCCTTATAAAACCTAGGAGAAAGCACTGTTCACGAAAGAAAATACGAGCACGATTTTCTTCTTGTGCGCGGGCCTCCATAATGTGGCCCCCCTGACCGCCCCCTGCGACATTTCTTGACTGTTCCTCAACTTGATCAACAACATCTAATAGCACTTCTGATGTAAGCCATTCATCTTTTTCGTCATCTTTAATATCATCAAGTTCATCTTCAAAATCTTTATAAGCATCATAAATTTGTGCGGCCGCTTTGTCAAGGCATTCTACAGCGTCATACATAATTTTTTGAAAATCATCTATTCGTTTGGCTAATACTCTCAATGGCTGTGCGATATTGTTCTTGTTGGCTTGTGCGTTCAAGTCAGCGATTCGCCTCAATTCACCCGGTAAATTTTTTAAATTGTAGCGCTTGTTGGCAAGTTGGCCGTGGTTTTGAAAGTAGCCAGATTTGGCGTAGCTTCGATTCATTTCTACCATACTTGAAAAGCCAAAACGAGGATACCCAGGTGCCGCGAATTGATCTCCGCTGCTTCCTTCGCGAAGACCCCTCGCGAGTTCGCCGATTATTTGCTGGCCCACGCCGCTGGCAGACCTCAGATCATTTCTTTTAGCTTCACTTAAAGACGGATCATGCACTGTATTCGGAGCAGGAATGCCGCCCTCTTTCTTATAAGCTCTGTCGTTCACTTCGGTTCCCCAATTGAGACTGTAAGAAGCGGCAACGCGGCCGCGGTGGTAGGAAATTCCTGATGGATCGGGGTAGCCTTTTTCCGACGCAGCGGGACCCAATAACAGAGGGTACGCGCTCATGGCCCTATTAAGGGATTCGCCGTTTCCGTTAGCAATCCCTTCAATATTATCTTGATCTAGCCCAACCATCTTCGGCTTCCAATCTATTGCAAGACCTCGGGCTATATTATATAAAATCCAGTCAGTTTCGTAATCTACAGTGTCAATATTTTCTAAGCCAACACTGTAATCATCGACGACGAAACCCTTGACTTCGTTCTTAATCGCAGTTTTGCTCTGCCAATAGCCGGGGCCCTTGTAGTACGCATCATCTTCGGTTATCAAATCAGCGTCAGAGTTGACTGCAAAATATATCATTGCTGTAGGCTCTCCAGCGACTATCTCTCTACGAGCGGTGGAGGTTGCATTTGCTACAGCGCGCGGATCTCCTTTAGGAAAAACCACTCTATCTGTACAAAATTGATCAAACGCAGCTTTAATCGTATAATACGAGACCATATACCTGTGACCACAGGTGATTGCTTTTTCTGCTGCGTTTGACCAGGCAGTGCCTAAATCATTTTCAAAATCCTCCATGGCTTCTTCGACATCTTCTAGATCCTCGCCCTCTAGCTCAAAAAGAAATTCGACCTGCCAGCCGGCCCAGCTATAATCATCTAAGATGTTTTTATCTCCATAGTCCATGAAATCAATGGCAGTCCCTGTCCATCCATCAGTCCAGCGATGAAGCCTGTTAGAGCGGCTCACCCGGCGGCCGGCGCCGAACGTTGCTGTGCTTGGTGTATATTTTCCAGTCGAGGTATTACCGCTCATATCAATAAGCTCCTAGTGCTTTTAAAGTGCCGTCTAGATCTAGTGGAATATAAAGAACGTCTCCTGGTTTAACGTCTGCTTCTGTCGGACGTGCGTTGTACCAAGCGATCACCCACCAATAACGCGGATCTTTATAATATTGTTGTGCGAGTTTATAATATCTATCTCCATATCTCCAAATATGATTTGTAGATGGCAGGCCACGGCGAACTTGCGCTGAAGGATTATAAAGAGGAGTTATGTCGTATTGAACAATTTTTTTGACACCCCTTTTGTCTCTTAAAAATCGATAAAATTCATCATCATTAATAATGATAGTTCGACTGTTATAGGTCGGCATTTTATTCTCTCCTCTCGCTGTTTATAATCATATTATCATTTACCTTTTTTAACCGAAGCTGCATTTGCGGCAGCTTGGGCGCGCTGCGCGTCGGCTGCTGCAGACCCTGGCTCTGGGCCATAACTATATGTGCTGTTATTTATATCCGGCAATAAACTGCGATTGTGTATATCATCTGCGATTGCATGCTCTAGTGTGGGATAATCACCATCCCTAATCCATGGATTATCTCCAAGCGAATAATCGCGAACGCCACTCCAGGCAGCTTCATAACGGCCGCGTTTTAGCCCATAAGGGGAATGAAAAACATATTCTTCTTCACCTTCAGTGGCATATTCCAGATCTGCGCCGGGCCCAGATGTTGTATCTGCATATTTTTCTTCGTTTGTGGAGCGGATCTTTGCTGCTCTTTGTGACGAAATAGGATTCCATCCTAAGTGGTGCTCATGAATTGCTACAAAATCTACCGTGACATCAATTAATTTAGGAAGTATATGCGGCTCAGTAAAGCCGGATCCGGCGCCTTCTACAACCCCAACATCAGTTTCAAGATTGTGCGAAATTGACACATTTTTTATGTAACCTAGGAGGCCTCGCGATGGATCCCATACGCCGGCGTTAGCAAAAAAAGAGGAAAAAGTTTCACCATTATATTGGGAGCGGTCTTGTGTTAGATTCATTACCTTTAATCGCACCAAAGGCGACTGAGCAATTGTATAGACAGAAGAATTTTTCATTTTATATTTTAGATGCAAAAGCCGATCGGCGCCGTCGTGAAGAATATTTCTTTCATGCGGATCGAGCCCAGCTTGCTGATAAGCTCTTTCGCGAATATGGACAGGTAAGTTATCAGCGCTTATATTGTTGATTCTATCTTCTACCTTTTCATATCCAGGATACAGAAATTGAAGAAAACGCTGCAATGATTTAAGATTACCATATGCGCCGTTAGCAGATGCAGCTGGCATCTTAAACCCAATTGTAATCGCTCTTTTTGTATTTTTGTAGGTGTGAACTGGATCGGCGCGGCCATATATACTTTGTGTGTTCCAGTCGCAGTTAAAGGTTTCATTAAATGCTGTAATAAATGCAGGAAATCCAACTGATTTTCGACTTAAAACATGATAAAAAGAAATACCAAGACCATCATTAAAGCTTTTCGCTGGCGCATCAATATACATTTTACGCTATTCCTCCTTTATCTACACTAATCCCAAACTCAGACCAAGAGGCAGTTAGATTTGCCTCATCTGCATCTTCAGATGTTCCCAAATTTGATGCTTGAGGTGGGCCCACAAAATCTGGATCAGTCGGAGATGATGACAAGCTAGTCGGCTCTGTGACAGTGGTTGAAGCAAAGCTGTCTTCACTATTCGTCCCATCACCTAAACCATATGGAAAGTTAATGTTATGTTTTGTAGTTGTATTTGGTCCATCATACGTTGAGAATTCCATATCAAAACGCTTGTTCATTGGCTCTCCATCGGCCCCTATAGTACCGTTGGCAAATATGGGACCGTAGGTGTCGTCCCCTTCTTCATCGTATATCCCAGTATGAGTCCAGCCGAGAAAAGACTCGTGAATGATATCAAGCTCCATATTGATGTCTAATAATTTTGGGAGTATTTTTTTAGTGCCTCCGGTTATGGAACCAGTGCGCTCTTCTCCATCGCCGCGCACACGGGGTCCGCCCCCGTCTTTTAACATCTGATTTAATGAATTTTCAGTAATCTCAATAACTCCTGTATCGTTCTCAAGATTATATCCTACGGTAATATTCTTAACTGCTACCAAAACGCCGCGAGACGTTGAGCTTCCTCCATACAGAACGTTCTCGCTTGTTTCATCACGACCTGAACTATCTATTAGCATGTTCATGATTTTTACTCGCACTAAAGGAGATTGCGAAATCGAAAGTGCGTTATGCCCATCTGTATAAGAGGGGTACAGCATTCTTATTAATGATTGCAATGATAGCAAATTTTCAAAAGCTTCGCTCTGGGTTGCTGCTGGTGCTTGAAAACCCAAAGACACCGCACGACTTGTGGCCTTAAACATGTGAAGTCCATCGGCGCGACCTATCACTGTTTCTTCAGACCACTCAGAAGAAAATGATTCGTTATAAGCAGTTATAAATGCTTTAAAATATATATCCGGCGCCTCTCCTAATAATGCCAGCTTGTTAGGATTTGTCACTTCATTATCAACCAGCGGATTCGGCCTATGGAAATAAATGACTTGGCCTTTATTGGCAAGGGCGTCGGTCCCTCTAAACATCTTGCTGTTGCGCTTAAGGGTGTTGGTACCGGTTTGACTTTTGCGCGATATAGGACTTTGAGCCCACTTGTGTATATGAAAGTTAGAACGTTTAAATGCCATTTTGGTTACCTCTCGTTGCGGCCGGCTTCTGCGTGGAACTTGCCATCTTCCATTTCGAAGATTCGAATCACTTTACGCTCAAACACTTCTCCGTCTAAAATAAATTTAACTTCAAAAGGTCGCGATCTCTGGCCGGAGCCGCCTTTGCCGCCACCACCTTTACCTCCGCCGCCACCGCGATTACCAGCCAAAGACTCTGCGGCTTCTGCTGCTATAGATGCTGCTTGCATTGTTGCAGTAAGCGCCACAGCTTTAGACTCTGGAATTCCTTCCATTGCTTCTGCTACTTTTTCAAGCATAAATGCCAATTCTGCCAAGGCGCCTGTTTGCAAGCCGGCTAGGCCCATTGCAAAATCCGCTATCGATTTAAGCTTTTCTCCGTCAACAAAGTTTAATCCAGCTCCGAAAGAGGTGATCCCGACCCCTAACGCTTTCATTCCTATAGCTACGATGGCATAAACACCTGTCATAGAAGCTAAGGTTGTCATAAAGGCATTAAAAACTGTAAGTTTTTGCATATCGATTGCGTTAAACAATAGTGAAAATCCTTCAGCCATGTAGCCTATCCCGGCGGCCGCAATGCCCACACCAGCTCCTATTAATAAAAATGCAGCACCCAACGCTATTAGTGGGCCCGAAACCGTTGCAGATATCGTTCCGGCGCCGGCCAAGGCAGGTATAAGAGTATAGAGCGCATGAGCAATTAACAGTATGGCCATTCCGACTCCTAACATTTGATCTACGCTAAGCAACGAAAAGCCCAATGCCATAAGACCTATGCCGGCAGCTGCAATACCAATGGCTAAGCCAATCTGCAATAATGGTATAGCTAACGCTTGAATTTGAACTGCCGAAGTTTCGCTCATGCGACCAATCAAAAACACGGCAGCCGCAAACCCAAACAAAGCTATTACAAGCTTTGAAGGAGACGCAATCATCATTGCTGCAGCGACTATGGCGAGTACAATCGCGAAACCAACTAATGTACCAATTGCCCGTTTTCCGGCCACCCCAGATGCAGTAAAACCAGCAGCGAGGCCCTTTTGCGCAATCGTATTCGCTACGGTTGCAGGTATGACAGCGCTACCGGTGATCGCAGAATAGAGGATGAGCCCCCCTTTAATTATAGGCAGCAAAACACTTAGAGTGAACATTGCAACCTTAAGGCCAACAAATAATTTTACAAATTTTGTAATATTGTCTATGTTATCCAAGAATGTTTGGAACAAATCTCTTACCATTTGCATAAAGTCCATAATCGCGTCTTTGTTTTCCATAAAGAAAGCTGCTATTGTAGAATTAAACTGCTCTTGGACTGTTTGCATGGCTTGAGCTTCTTCTGCCATTTTTTCATATTCGGCGGCACTTTTTTGAGTGGCTCCTTGCATCATGTTCATGTTTCCTGACAACATTAAGGCCAAATCTCCTACATCAGATAACCCTAATGATTCTGCGAAAAACTTTCTTTGATAATAAGACATGGTATCAAAAGAAAGTCCTGCGCCTGTTATTGCATCACGCATTTTTTGAAATCTAGACGCAGGATCAGTGTCCATCATCAAATCCATGGCATTGACAAAATTGCCACCTAATGCGGCGTTAATCTTTCCAACCTGTTCAGCCGCACCCTCAAACGTATCAAACTTGTCAGTAATCTGAAGTATTTTTTCCATCTCCATGCCTGTGATCTTCGAGATGCGAGCTAGTTCTTTAAATGCTCCAACTCCTTGATCTCCTAATTTGGCCAACGAGCCTGACATTTTGCTGAACTGTGCCGAAAGCTCGCCAGGTATCACTTGCAGCTCTTGAGCAACTGCTAATAGTTCACGTTGAGTAGCTTCAGCTTGGTCCATGCTCTGCCCAAAAAACTTTATCGATGCTTGGACGCCTTGTGCAAAATCTTCCGTGGCAACGCCAAGTTTAGACATTACAGCTGCTGTTTCAGCAAGACTGTCTCTTTGTTTTTTAGATGATAGAGTAAAATCAGATACGTTATTGATAAGAGACATGTGCGCTTCAGACATCTCTTTCATGCTCACGCCGGTTTTTGCGGTGGATGCTGCCGTGTCTTCTAAACTTTGCGCAAACGACTCATTAAGCATGGTGGTGCGTCGAAATTCTTGCTGTATATTATCAAGCTCAAGCCCAAGCTCAAGCATTCTATCGAGCAAACCTTTCAAGCTAAATTCAAATCCGCCTGTAACTTGGCTTGCGATTTTTTTAAAACTTTCGCGAAGAGTTTCGGCGGCTTCGCCCATAAGTTTTATCGCCATATCGCCATTGCCCGTTTTAAAATCATGAAGCATATCCGAGGCAGCGGTAGCCATAGATAGAACAAGAGGAACAGATTTTTTAATCTGATTCAGGGATTCTTTTCTTTCTTTTACAAGACGTTTTTCGTTTTGGTACTTATCCTCTGCTGCTTTTACCTCATCGATTAGCTCTTTCAATCGCTCGGAGGTGACGGTGCCGGCCGCTCTTTCGTTTTTTAGTTTTTCTTGTGCTTGTTCCACCAAAAGCCTGCTGACCTCTAAACTCGCCTCTTGTGTTAGTTGGCCCTGGTAACCGGCTATGTTAGACTCTACCAATGCCTCATGGTAATCTCTGGCTAATTGAAGCCGATCGGCTAAAGAAGCGTTTAGTGTTTCTTGCTGTTGAATGTGGAGAGTGAGGATTGCTTTAAGCTCGTTAGAGACACTTACATGGTCTTTTAAAGTTTTTAGACGATCAACACCTAGGCGAGCCAGTTCGGCCTGCAACTCTACAAGTTTTGCGTGGTCAGTAAGAGACTGTTGTTGCAGTCGATTTAGTTCTTGTACTTTTGTTGTATCATCCATAGAGACACCTCTCGTATGATGTAATTAGTTTTATAAAAAAAATGGCAGGCTTCGAAAAGCTGCCATTTTATTATTAAATTTTAGATGGTGGACCAGGCTGGTTATGTGGGGTTAAAGTTTGCCAACTGCCGCCCGACTCACCTCGCGATGCTCTTTGCATTGCTTCTTTTTCAGCCTCCAGCTGCTTTAAAAGCCGCCCGACAAACCACTTGCGCAAACCAATGGGCAAGTTGTAAGCTTCGCTAAATGACCAACCACCTGAATATTTTAAAAAGAAGAACTGCTCATAGACGTTCTCCATATATTCACCGGTTAGGCCAAAAAAAGTCCGACGTAAGCGGAACCTCCATTTCCTGTTCGTGGCCGCAACTATTGCATTCAAAATGCTGTGTCATATCAACATTGGGCGTTACGCTTTTAAACGCCGATCTTAAATGAGCTGCATCTAAAGATGGAACATTGACAGCAAAATAGTTGATGGTAGCAGGATTATCATCACCATTGACAGATACTGTGATAAGTTTTAGTTGATTGCTTACGGAGTTTTCAGACTTCTTTCTTTTTCTCGCGGTCTCGGCATTATCAACTAATATCTTTTCTTGATGTCCGGTTAAAAGACGAAAAACAACCGTGCATTGAGTTTTTGGCAATACAGTTTGAAAAAGGCCGTCGCCCAAATCCACGACAGAAAGTGAATCTAAATCACCCATCTCTTGATCTTCAAGATCAAATAAATCAAAATTATAGTCTTGAGTTTCGGAACACGCAGGGCATGTAACTTTAGTGTTGTATTCGTTTCCATATGCCGAAATTCTCATTGCAACCATAATTGCATTACGATCGCCCACAAGCAAAGACTGCGGGTTTATAGACTTATTGACTATTAGACTGCTCATAACACGATCAAGAGCAATGCCTTTTTTCAAAAGCGCGCGGGAAGTTAACATATCTTCCTCTTTAGCTGTCATCTGTTTAATCTCAATAGTTTCTTGATTAAACAAGGGATGGTTTTCGGGGTAATACTTACCTTTCGAAGGAAGCTCAACAAAATCTGTTGGAACCACAAAAGAAAAGCCTCCTCCCTCTGAATTACCCATGGATTGCGGAGGAGGGGAGTGTGTCGCCGCGGCCCTTGCATCAGAACCTAAACGATCTTTATTTCTTGACAATATACACCTCTCTTTGTTATATGATATTGTATTTTATGTTACTATGCTGTTGTTTGAAAAACCTTAGAGTTGCTATCTTTGTCGGGAGCTTTGGTTACGCAAGAAGCCCAGTCATACTTCAATGTAACAGAAAGTTCTGTAAGTTCATCTGAACCGTACTCAAGATCTCCAAATTTTGCGTCTGTTATAAATGCATTATGAAGAGTCCAAGATTCGACAGCAGTGCCGGCAGCATTTAACTGCTCAATAAGCATTGACTGTATGGCACCGACCATTTTTGCTTTAGTTAAGGTGTTCCACCTATTGGCTGCAGTGGGGATGACGTACCCTCCTTTTTCAAGGAACTGGGCGATACTCATTGCCTGATCTCCTGCCTCAGAATCGCCAGGATCGACCAACGTTAAGGTAACATCTTGCCATGTGACAGAGCCAGGATAGTAAAAAGTATGATTAAGATACTTGTGCTCGGCAGCTGCTACTTGAAATGAAGGCTTTGTGACAGTTTTTGCCCACCAAACCTGAGAGTTACCGGACAAGCCAGTGATCTGTACTCTAAATCTAAACTTTCTTTTGGGTTCTCCGACGCCCGTTCCTGCTGCGTCTTTAGGTTCTGCTGTCCAAAAAGCCATTATATGTTTCTCCTTAAATCTATATTAAATAGGCTATTAAATCATTTCTGACTTATATTAATCGTCAAAAGACGCTCCAGTATTCATGACCACAAAGTCAATAGCAATAAATTCTATCGCACGCGCTGGCTTAATCATTATCTTTGCATAAAGAACGTTTTGGTCGATAAGATCTGGAGTGGTGGTGTCTTCATCTAAAACAAGACGATAATCACTGATACCAAATCCAATGAGTGTGTCTGCTAGCAATGGCTCAACTAAAGCCTTAAATCGATTCCAGGTAGCCTCTACATTCTGCTCAAAAAGCACTTGCGTGGCAAGAATAGAGATTTGCTTCTTCAGATAAATAACCAACCTGCGGACGTTGATTCGGTCGAGTGCGCTAGGGCGCGTTTGAAGTGTCTTTTGGCCGAACAACACAATTCCGGTGGAAGGGAAGGAAGCTATTGGATTGATGTTGTTTTCATAAAGTGTATCTCTCTGTTTGGAGGTAAGTCTTTCGGTTACGTTTGTAACTGGAATTCCTGCCGCTCCGTTAGAGAGACCACCGCGATTAAATCCTGCTGGAGCAAACCAAACATCCGTGGCGGCCTGGGAGCTAGCTAAAACACCCAAGGCTGCAACAGAAGGCGGAGTCCAAACAAGCTGGCTTGTCGACTCGTCGCGCGTCTGGACCCAAGGATAGAATGTGGCCCCATAGCTCGATTCAATCTGCCGATCTTTCAGCGCTGTGCTGGCGGCTTCCGGCGTTGTAGCGCGGCGGGATGCCTTCGAAGCATAGTACTGTTCATGCGCAGGGATATATACATTCGGCAAGTCAATAAGAGCCAATGCATCTCCCCGTTCTTCGCAAACTCTAACAATGTGGGTTGTTAAAGAATCTAAAGTAAGACCAGGGGCCGTCATCATGTTCATGTTCATAAACTCTGGATCGGCAACCGTGTCAATCGCGCGCTTGTATGTGTTGTAAACATAGTTGTTAAGCTCTGTTGAGGTTCCCTCACTCATACCCTTGTTGTAGAAAGGATCAGGCTTAGTTATGTCCACAGCATCAAATCCACCCCAGAACGGAGCAGTAAACTGAGTATATCCAGCGTCTAGAAGAGTCTTGTAAGTATTTGATCCATCAGCTGTATAGGAAGGTGTTCCCGAAGAGGCGCGGGAGCCAGAGCCATAGTAATAGCCTTTATCTCCGGCATTATACACAATGTCATCCAATGTGAAGATATATGAATAAGGCTCAACACCGGTTGTGCCTCCTCCAGAAGGATCATCTGGCATGCCATTATAAAGCATTCTGTGATAATCGCCGATACTGCGGTCTGCCACTGTCGATCCTCCAGTTTCAGTTGTCGACATTCCAAAGTAAGCATTTGTATAGTCGCTCAAGCCGCCATCGGAGGCCGAGTGACGCAAACGAACGCGCGGGAAGTGCATCGAACCAGTAAGTCCGTGGCCACGCTTCGCGCTGGAGCCAGTTCCAAACAGGCCAACGCGACACATGTCGGAGGGGCCTGGGCCTAGCTGTGCATTACTTCCGGTGAGGTATCCAAATCGCGCTGTAGCTGATCCTGGACTAATAAATGTATCGGAGCACTTGTTTCCTTTACCTACGGTACCGCTGAAGTTTGTGGCAGGGCTGAACCGTGGGGGGCCGAAGTATCCAAATGGCAGCAAGGTCTCAGTGCCCTTGGCGCCGTCTTCGATAGACGCATCCATATCAACGTATACATATTTAGATTGATTTTGGTAATCTCCATATTGTGTAAGTCGACGAGTTGTGTCAGACCACTCATAGTACATATCTCCGATTCGTCTTGCGATAAAATCTGGCGAAGTAGGATCTAAGGTGAGGTTATCGAATCTCTCTAACACAACCACATTGCTGTCGGTGTCGTTAATTGCGCGGATAATCACCGAAAAAGTACCGTATGCGCTATTTGGCGATGTAGAGGCGCGAAGATTCGCGATTGAAACTTTAGCATGCTTATGGAGCCACTCACCATGGCCGCGGCCAACAAGACGGAACAGTTTGGGCAATGCGTTGTACTCTATATTCGTAGCGGTTCCCAGGTCCTGACCTACAAACCAGCCCGCCTTAGCTTCAACATATTGTCCTCCAGTTGGATTTTTCATGTAATGCGGACCTGTTCCAACAGTGCCGCTTAAGTTAAGAGCCTGCATGACACCTAGCAATGTTGTGCTCGTTTGATTAACAGATGAGCCTGTAATGGCATCTCCATACCCAGTGCGCACTGCTTGTTCAAATGTTTCCCCAAGCCAATACGTAGTTCTGCTAGCAGCTGGATAGAAGTTTGTAGCTCCTAAGTTTCCAATTTGTGGATTAGTGTTAAAAACTTTACGAATGAAGTTCTCGCTAGCAACATCGAAGTTGAAGCTAAACTTCTCGATACTGCCTCCAGAGCCCGTAAGCTTAACAGTCCAAAGACCATTTGAATCGGTACCAATCACTCGACCAAGACCTTCGGCGCCTTTTCCCTTGTCGCCATCAGTGGATGCTGTGGAGCTTTGACCATAAGCTGTACCAGAAAGATAAATCGAAGAAGAGTTATCAAGGTACCAAATAGCCGCTAGTGTGCCGCCAAGCAAGGTCTGGCCTGAAGATTGAGAAGCAAAGATAAACAGCCCATAAGCACCACCATTGCTAGCGTGCGTTGCGCTTCCATTAGCATTTGTAGCCCAGCCGCAATATCCTGTTGAAGTTGCATCTGTGTGCTGGGCGCCCAAAAGACGAGTATAAGTTACCGGGCCAACATTCGATCTAAGAAATGCGCGCGCAGCATAAGTACCGTACATGGGAGATTGGAAGTTTCCATCGCGATAAATATCGCCGCCACCGAAACCAGCTACAGTGCCACCATAAACTTCAACGAATTCTGAATAAGAATCAACCGCTGTGGGTTGTAACGCTAGACCGCGAGGCGAACGACCTATCACGTTAGGCCCAATCGCGTCTGCCGATGCAGGGATAAAGGAGTTATCAATTTCGTTGATAAAGACTCCAGGAGATACAAACTTAAAGTTTTTTACTGACATACCTTTTTTTCCTCTTTAAATATGGCCCTAATTCATAGTGCAATCATACTTTAAATAGTATTTTTAATCTCAAAAGGCTTCGCTAAGTCTTAATAAATTGCAACTTTCACATCAGGAACTCAATCATTAAAAAGCGTAGGGTTGCCGGTTGGCTGATCAGATTCTGAGGGGAATAGATATTCGACAGCATTTTCCTCAACTCTAACTATCGGGCGATCATCGCTATTTCCTTCTCCAATCAAATATCCGAGTACTCTTATTGTTACATCGGTAGAGAATAGGCGAGAGTCTTCAGCAAGATTCGCAACATTGTTATTAGAGCCAAAAGATCCATCTATAAATGCTTCGTAAAGATGGCCATTTTTGCGCATAACAAATGAGTTGATCTGCCCAGTGCGCGTCAAAAACGGCTGCATCATGTCATTCATTTGTTGTTGGTATTCGCTTTTTAATGAAATCTTATACTCAACATTAACGTACACTGGAATAGGTATGGACAAGCTTTGGACTACAACTTTATGATTATTGCGAGGATAGTAAAGTTGTCTTTTCACACTTTTTAGCGTTGAACGGGCACCAGACGCAATAGCAAAGTTTTGAGTTTTTTGCGGCACGATTCGGCGGGCGATCACCAAGCGTCCCGATCGCCCATTGTGCTTATCTGAATATGTGTGTGCTTGATAGCCGCCTTTTCTTTGCGGATCCTTGTTCACAGAAGTTCTCTCAACGCTTATGAGAGGAAGTTTTAAAGCGCCGCCATCGTCACGCAACAACTGATTGTGTTTAACCTGGAAAGCTCTTTCGGGAGCTTGCCACAAAACATTCACTTGCTTATATCCTTCATTTGTAGCCGTGCTCAAATGCAACATCTTAATCCAACTCACTAAGGCGGTATCAATATCCTCCAAAGTAGAACTTAGCATTCCAATTTCTCTTAAAGTATATTCGTTTCCAGGCTCAAGCTGAGCAAAACTAAAATCATCAGGTAGCATCAAAAAGTCCCTTGCGCGCGCGCTTACATGTAGCAGAGATCTCGAAACTGTGATCCACTTGGCCGAATAATTTACGAGGCTCTGATAATTTAACTATCTCGTAATAAAAATCTCCGTACAAAACAAAATCACCTTCTCTAACAAACAGATCTTGATCCTCAGTTAATCTTCTTCTATGGAAATGGACTGCGATCTCCCAAGACTTGTCAACACCCATGTTTTCTAAATAACTTGTAGAGTACTCGGTGAATTCTACTAGAGCATATACGCGCACTGGTGGAAGGTACGTCTTTTCTATAGCCTCTCCGTATAGTTCATGAAAATCGGTATTAGCCATGTCGATAGGATAATATAAAATTTGTTGACCAATGACTTTTTCGATTAATTCGTCATTTACCTGCTTTACAAGATCGCGCTCTTTCTTGCCTAAAAACAAGGGAGGGGGAGGATTATCAGGCCTTTTCCATTCATTCGACATTTATATTACCCCACAAATATTGGCAACGGCGTAATCTTTAGTACATTCGCAGCTGCATCCGTAAGCTCTTGATCGGACTTGGCCAGAGCTGTGTATTCCATCTCCTTCAGCATTTCTCTAAGTTTCTCTCGGAGCTGTGTTTGCTCTTCTTTAGCCTGGCTTAGCAACTCTGAGTGATTTAAAGTAACGCTCTCGCCAGGAATAGGCATTGTAGTAAACTTGCCTCGAATTTGTCCAAGCATTTCTTTCGATAAAGCCAAAGCATATTTTCTAATCCATTGCTTGCCCATTGAGTTAATGTTTTCATATGGGATATTATCAAACGGAACTGTGTTGATGTTGTTTATTCCGTTTACTCCGGTCTTATAGTTATCATCTTCTTCCCATGGATTAAGATCAACATAAAAATCAAACCAAAAACGATCTCCATCAGACAACCCCCAATAACTAGGCGTAGGATAAAGCCGCAACATGTTGTTTTTCAAATCATAAGAGTAGTGAGATGTCCTTGTATAAATTGAATCCTCATACATAATTGCTTGCATTTTATTTTGCCATGTTGGGATAACCTCGAACGTAGAATCATCAGCGTACATACCATATGTTGACATGTTGCCGACCACGCCAAAGCCGCCATAATAGCCGTAAAAACGCCACATGGCTCTAGGGCTCACATAATAAACTTTTGTCACTATGATGCGCTTGTCGCCAACTTTTCCAGAATAAGAAACAGCGCCCCCGCCATCATCGGTGCCAGTGGCTGATGCCGCTGAAACAATACTTTGCAGATCATAATCTTGCTTGTCTTGGACAACTTTAAAGCTGCCAGAATATATTGGGGTAGTCCCTCCATATCCGCCAGCGGTACTTCCTCCTTCCCCAACGCGTCGAGAATACCCAAGCGAAAAACGAGGATATTTAGTAGAAACGCTAGCACCGCTCAAACTAGAAGAAAGGGCGCCTGCCAACAAATTGCCACGGTGGTCGAAAGTGCCAGTCTGTTCTCCAAGATATGTTGATAATACATTTTTGCCTTGGTGGAGATTAATTATATAAGAATATTCTAAAACAGCTTCTTCATATGCAGCATAAACATTAGATGGCGTTAACTCAATGTCAACCACATCACCGCCTAATTTTTTATATGTATACGCAACTTGCGACACAGCTCCGCTTAAAAACTCAGCAGAGCCTGTATACATGCCGAATGGCAATGTTGCAGCAACTAAACTATAGCTTCCGGTTGATGGTAATACGATAGCGCTCGTTTCAGAGCGCGGCGACAAATCTGTTGGCATTAAAAGATTCTCCTACTAGTATAAGTAGTAAAATCTAAAACAAAACTCCGATGGATCACGGACCAAGCTATAAAGATAAGCGTATTTTATGTAGTTGCAGTCTTTGTTTTGCTTCTTGTGGATCTTTTTCGCGGCGTAGTTGTCTTTTTAGTAGTTGTTTTCTTAGTTGTATTTTTAGGCGCCGCGTTGGCCGCAACTTTTTGCGTAGTTTTCTTTTTGTTTGTAGTTTGACGTATTTTTGGCTTAGGCACCGGGGGCCTTTCTTCAATTACAGGATCTTTGACCTCTATCTTGATAGGTGTAGCGCTTGTTTCCTTTAAGACTGGCGCAGTCTCAACAATTGACTCTTCAATAGAGGTGCCGGTAATCTCCGCGCTGTTATTTAGCATTTTCATGCGGGGATGGTTGTCGTGCTTTCTAGCAAACTTTTTGCTATGAAGCAATCTTCGTTTCTTGCCCATAAAAAACTCCTATTTTGTGTAGTAATTAGTACAAAAAAGCGAAAATCTCAAAAATTTGCCGGGGAAAAAATTTGATAAATCGTCATTTTTAAAAAACCCCCCATTCCGAAGAATGAGGGGCTTTAAAATAATTCTTAAGATTTAGCTAAAAACAATACCGCTATTAACAGCAGTTTGCCCTCTAATCATCCAATCGTCACCATTGCTCACAACCTCAATCCAATCGCCGGCTAAAGCCGTGGAAGCCTTGAAGCTAACCTTGGTATCAGAAGCAGTAGCAGTGTCTTTGTTGCTCAAGGCCATAACGCTCCCCACGAAATCAGAAGCGGCGTCACCCTGGATGATATCGACATCAGCGGTGTTGTCCGAAAGAACGAACCTAAACCACATTCCAGCATCATCCGATGCGGGCAGCGTGATATCGATAGCAGTAGCGCCGTTGACATAAATCTCTTGGCCGGCATCTGCAGCGGTCAATGTCGTAGTAGCGCTAATTGTCTGAGTGACATATCGTCTCTGTTGTAGCGTATTTGCATTTTCGTTAATCAGGCTCTGGATGCGAGCCCAACCTACTCTTTTTGTTCCCATAATATATTTCTCCTTATATGAATATTAATTAGGTCAATTAACGAAAGGATTTCTCCCTCCGCAATAAGTAGTTTTCAAACAAACGAAAGCCCCCGTCAAAGACGGAGGCTTTACATTTATATTGCTACTAGGTTTTAGCTAGTTGCGCCTGCTTCACCAACAAGTCCGCGGACAACAACAAGACCGTACATATCAGGACGCACCATCTTCTTGGCATAACGCGTCATGACTCCCTTACGGGGTACGAAGTCTTCTGGTCCGAAGATCGTAGGTGTGGTCTGCAGTGGCACATAAGGTGCGTACACATAACCGCTCTCAAGGAAGCTGCTACCACGACGACCAATCAGGAGAACGTTACGAAGGAAGTAGGGATCCACGATAACGTCAAACTTCTTGGAAAGGCTACCGACCTTGACTGCGCCGACAGAGCCGGTTTCATCATCAGCAGTAACACTTGCGCGGAATCCAGCAGTGAACTCAAGGATGTTTGCAACTTCAGGCCCGCAGACGATGAAGTTAGCGCCACCACGAAGAGTCTTTCTGTGGATTTGAGCAGAAACATCATTGATTGTCTCAATGAGTGTCTCATACCACTCACTTACAGTTCCAGTGAAGTCGGGAGCAGCAGAAGCAGCACCGATCTCAACGCCAGTCTCACGGTTTAAGAATAAACCAGGGGAACGGCTCCAGTAGTAAGTGGCGGCCTTAGCACCATTCACGAGGTCAGCAAGGATCTCGCGGTCAATCTCAAGAGCAATCTGCTCAGAGAGGATGCTTGTAAGCTCAACCTCTGCATCAAGGTTGTGGTATGCGTTAAGATCTTGTCCTAACTCAGGAGTCCACTTAGCCTTGAGCTTCTTGGTCTGAGCGGTGACAGCAATGCTATCCACCTTGATATCGATCTCAGGGATCTGCTCTTCATTTTCAAGACCCCAGTCGATCGCACCGACAACGGAACCAACTGCGTTGGAAGTTGTGATGTTATCACGGATGGGGAACTCAAGACCCAAAGATGTCGTCAATGCAGAGACCTGCATGAACTCGGAGGGCATAATACCTGTCGAACCCGAAGCGCCGAACATAAGAATATGAACGTTACTGGACTCAAGAGCACCAGTCTGCTGGGTAAGACGACGAACCTGAACTGCAGACTTTCCAATACCTGTGAAAAGCGCAGCAACAGAACCAGTGAGCGAGAACGCACCAAGGTTGTCAAAATCTGCAGTAGTTCCATTAGAAGCAGTCAAGAGGTTGCCTGGGACTCCAATAACAGCCCAAGCATAGCTTGCAGCATCATCCGAGGACGAAAGAGCAAGAATGTCAGGGTCATACTGAAGATACTTCTTCTTTTCAGCTTCGGTTGTTCCTGCAAGAGTGGCAGCTCCCAAACGAGAAAGGTGCGACTTCAGGGTGAGGGAGCCTGTGGGAGAACCATAAGCATAACCGCGAGCACCAACTGTGCGTGGGCCCGAGAGGTCTTGCTTAAGGGATCCGACGAGATCCACACCACCTGTCACCTGGCTACCAACCTGATCTGTACCATAAATGGACTTATCAGCCTTGTTGCCAAGACGATCTGTCATTGTGCCGCTAGCGCCAATGTTTGGCGAGAACACAAAGTCGAGGAAGAAAATGAGTCCGCTAGGAAGACTCATGGGCTGAACACTAACGAGGTCGTTAGCAATTAAGCCTGCGAAAACACGACGAACGATGGGGAATGCGACGGCTGCAAAGCCCTCAACATCACCAGCCTGCATTGTGCTGCTCTCGCGGAGTAGCTCCTTAGCCTGATTTTCTAAAAGACGAGCCATAGAGCCCTTCTTACGATCACTATCAAGACCCTCTAAGAGTCCTGTACGCTGCCACTTCTCAAGAAGTGCGTGACCTTCAGCGCGCATATCACGATTGACAATACCTTCTGTCAATCTTTCAACGATACTAGACATAATTTAATCACCTCCTTATATAATGATTTATGTTATTTTATTCCAGCTAGTCTCTTCATCCTTTCTTGTAAAGGATCTGAAGATGGCCTCTCATGGCGAGAAGCCCTAATTACAGAAGAACGATTACGAGTGATTGCCTCGCTCAGCGATTGTGGTCCGCGCTTAGGCGTAGACTCCACTGTGCTTTGAAGCGTATCGAAAATAGTTCTTGCTTCTGTAACTGAACCGGCGTGTGAAATAGCTTCGACAATTCTATCTTTTTGTCGCTCATTTAAGGAGGTATTTCTCAATACACGGTTCGTGTAGAGCAAGCGAGCGTTGGAAAGGTTTACATCTTGTAAGCCTTCTTTGAGCCCTTGAGTTGCCTGCTCGTATTGTGTGATTTGCTCTTTGAGTTGTTTATTTTCGAAAACTAACTCTTCTTGAGCTTTTCTTAAAACGTCTAATTCATCTTGCATGTCAGTGCTGCGGCGGTGAGCGAGTTCTTTCTCCATCTCCCACTTTTGGCTCTCAGAGGAGCGGCCGGCCCAACCTGAAAGGGTGGCACCCATGTCAACAGTTAATCTTTCCATTACAGCGTCGAGTAGAGTATCTGCATCAATTTCTTCATCAAGCTCAACGTCTTCGGCAAGACCTCCTTCATCGGAGCCTTCAAATTCTTTCTCTTCAGCCTCGGACTCATCAGCAGATTGAACACCTGCGCTGGCATCAACTGTCATGTCATCTTCTAAAATAGCTTGTATTTCGTTTTCTGTAAGATCATACTCAATATCCTCATTAAGCTGATCGGACAAAGCGCGGATTGCTTCTTGAAGCGTGTCAATATTAAGATTAAACTCAACAGGGGATCCTGCCGATGAGTTTCCGGCGCCGTCAATATCGTCTAGCGCGGCCAAAGGCACATCATCGCCCACAATGTCTTCCGTAGATTCGGGAGTAGCCTCTTCACCAGCCGGCGGAGTGGCGGCTTCTTGATCTAAATCGCCCAATCCAATATCAGCGCCAGCAAGGGGATCCTCTTCTTGCTCAAGTAGCTGATTTAAATGTTCTTTTACTTCAGTAGAATATTTTTCGATAATAGAGGCTTCTGCGTTTTTCAAGGCGGCCTCTTTTAGTGCGGCTGCGTCAATAATAGCTTCTTTAAGCAATGTAGACATAAATTAACTCCCAAAAAAATGATAATTCAAAATAAATAGTATTCTATAAACCAAAATGCCACGGTTTAAGAACCTTTACTTCCAATAATCCACCAATTTTTTCCATCCGATTGGAGCATTCTGTGTGAATAGTTCATTTTGATGGTAATTTCTTGCGAAATGTCTATGGTTCCTTCAAGAGACACTACCTTAATAACTCCAGAGTTCAATTTATATTTATCTGCGTTAACCTTTTTCAATATTAAAATTCGACCATTATTATTTGAGGGCGGAGGCAAAATAACTTCCATATTTTTTTTACCAGAATCTAATAACAAAGTATAATCTTCATCTTCAACCTCGTAGCGATCGCTTTGTACATGTTTTATTCCTGCACAAATTTGACTATGCGCTTTTAGTGGTCCTAAAAGTTCAACGCCATGAGAATTTTTTATTTTGTGGCTTTTTATGGTGCCGTCAACATTTAAAGTTTTTTGATTCTCATCAAATGTTAGGCCATTTGAAGAAACAAAGCCGTTTCTCCCTTTTAGTTGCAAACTTCCAACAATCCCAGTTGGGGAGGGCAACTTTTCTGAGATGTATTTATTACAGAGGTTACCAAGCGTTGACGTTCTCATTTGATTCAAAGAAGCATCATGCACAAAGAGCACATCATCATCGCTTAAATTTTGACCATTTTTTGTAATACTATCGCACCCTTTAACATCAAGCAAAAGACGCTTATTTTTAAATGCAAGGCCACTATTTGGCGCTAACCCTATTCCAATGCCCTCGTCGTCTACAAATAAGCCACTCCCGGCGTGCACTTGAAGAGTGTCTCTCATGGATTCAAGACCCAATCCATACTTCAAAGAAGTCGAAGGAATTTTGTCATCGAAGCGATCAACCGGAAGATTACTCAAGCGCCTTCCGTCGCCTTCAAACACCGAACAAACATGTGGCGCATAGAGTGTTTTACCTTGATATCTAAAATCATGATGTGTTTCCGCCTCTTGCTTTCCTTTATAAACAACAATCCCGCCAGGAGATTCTTTTTGAAACTTTTTAATTGGTAGACTGTGTTCAGTGATACATGGTGCGCGCGCATCTGTATCATAGAATACGCTCGCGCTAACAGTGTTTTTGAAAACTTTCACACCGCGAATCTCTTGGTCTGCATGTTGATCTACAGAACCTTCTACTTTACCTTTCAAAACATTATATGCCATTTTTTGATCTCCACAGTAAATAGTTACAAAAAAAAAGGATGCCTCCCGTAAAGGAGACATCCAAAGATTTAAAGCGTTAGCGATAAACCAAAGTATAACTTCGGTTCAGGTAACGAACCATGCAACAGCATCGTAGGCAACAAGCGTAACAGCAGAACCAGTCGATTCAAGGAGAATCGAAGCAGCGGCTTCAACTGTGTCACCACCAGCAGCGGCGAGAACGAGGTTACCAACACCACCAGAAAGCTTGACTGTAACGGTCTTACCTGCGCTAGCGCCAGGAAGAGTTACAGTGCCACCATTAGCAGATGTGATGAGAGCGAAATCAGTTCCAGAGGAGATTGTTCCACCAGCTGCAACTTTCTCAACATCTTTAGCAACGTCAGCGCCAACGATTGTGTTGACGTAGATCTTGTCCCACTTCTTCACAGAAGAACCAAGGTCTTGCGCACCATTACGTGCTGGCATAACAGTTGAGTTGAACTGAGCATTGCCGCCAACTTGAAAAACACCAGAGGAAGAAATAGCACTACCAGAAATGGTTGCAGGGGAAGCAACACCAATGGTTGTACCGTCGATTGCACCACTGTTGATGTCAACGTTTGTGATAGCCTGGTTGTTTGCGTCAAGAGCAGCACCAAGTTGATCAGCCTGAAGCGAATCGATGTAAGCAACGCCGTCGATGTAAAGATCCTTCCACTCTTTAGCGGAAGAACCAAGATCTGCAGCACCATCAGCCAAAGGAAGCACATTAGTAGCGAAAGTAGCAACGCCACCAACCTGAAGGACACCAGAACCACTTAAAGTGGTAGCTTGTACCGAAGACTGCGAGCTAGCACCAATGGTTGTACCATCGATAGCGCCGCTGTCAATGTTGACATTTGTGATAGCCTGACTATTAGCATCGAGTGCAGCACCAAGCTGGTCAGCCTGAAGCGAATCGATGTAAGCAACACCGTCGATGTAAAGATCCTTCCACTCTTTCGAAGAAGAACCAAGGTCAGCGCCTGCATCCTGTAAAGGAAGAACATTGCCCTGAACTGTTAAGGTAGATGCCAATGTGGCAGCACCAGAACCCGAAAGGGTTGTGAACTCAGCAGCTGCTTGGCTATTTGCACCGATGGGTGTCCCATCGATAGCACCGCCATCAATGTTGACATTTGTCATTGCATTGTTGTCACAATCAAGTGCGGCACCAAGTGCGTCAATATAACCAGTATCAACGTGAAGCTCGGCCCACTGCTTAGCAGACGAACCAAGATCGCTAGCGCTGTCCTGTAAAGGCAATAAGTCACCTTGAATAGTCGCAGCTCCTGCGACAGTTAAAGCACCAGAGCCACTTAAAGTAGTAGCTGTAACGCCTGCAGAAAGAGCAAGAGCACCAGCAACACTAATAGAAGCCTTGGAGTTACCGGAGTGATCGTATACGTCAAGACCACCCTCTTGAATTAAGGAACCACTCATACGAGCGCCCCCTACTTGAAATTTATAAGCCATTTATAAAACCCTCCATAATAATAGTTTTTTATGGTTTAAACGATAAGCATAGATACACTTATCCAAATTTGAGAACAAGATAAAACTCGCCCTCATTGATAAATAGTTTTTCTTATAGTCTCAAATAAGTTTTTTTAGGCACCGAACATAACATTTAGAAGGTTTTGGCAAATCTGTACAAAACTAGAATATTCTATAAGATCCAGAAGACACATAACAGAGCGCTACGGCGCCGTATGGTGATTCTATTTTAATATTTGCCAAGCCATCAATCGTATGCACGTCAAAGCCTTCAACTGTTAGTGTGTTTGTTCCGTTCACACCAGCGGGAGCCTTAACTCTTACTATATCTCCCACAGATGCGCTATTGGGCGTCGTCCATGTTCTAGCAGATGTAAACGTAGCGCTTCCATAGTTAAAGCCTACATTCAAATTGCCGTCAGCATCTCCAATGCCATAAACAGAGATGCGGTTGCTAGTGCCGCCGGAGCTGCTGATCCCAGTTAAACCGCTTCCATCGCCATAATAGATGGATGCCGAGATGCTAAGGCTTGCGGTAACATGGCCGGTAACGTTTAAAGTTGTACCGTCAAACTTTAAGTTTGATTCGCAGGTTAAATTGTTTGCATCGCCATTAACATTTGTAATGATCGAGTTGTTTGTAGCGTTAGAAACGCGAGGAACGTTGATAATCTCTGCGCCATCAGATGTGCTTAGATTACCAGAGACGATATTGCCAACTACTAAGCTACCCGGTATATACTCTTGAGCAGCAATGACCGTGCCTGACAAAACATTATAGGCCATTTTTCACCACTCCCTATATTAGAACACGAACCAGTTCGCCCCATCTGTATATAGGTTAATAGCAGGTAATGTGCCCGTAAGAGCATAGTCAGCGCGGCCGTCAATTTTGTTTCCTGTGCCGACAGCCGCCGAAATCTGAACATAAGTCGATCCTCGATCTCTGTATTCATCTTTAATGATGAGCATGGAGCCGGTTCCTACAACCGAAGCGGTTGGCAAATATAATACTTGATGCCCCGAACCGCTGCAGCCTATAATATAATCGTAATTAGTTAGCGCGGCGCTACCAAGAATTCTTCTGTATCCAGCGCCGAAGCCCCTAACGTGAGTGCGTCTGTTAGTTACCGAGGCGCTTAAAATATACTGGCCGCTAGCAAGAGACACCACAAGGCTTCCAGTACGCTCATGCATGTCATTATTAGTATCGCCAAAAAACGTCGAGCCAGTAGCATCAATGTTGGTGATATCTTCGTAATGAATTCTGCTGGCGCTTAGGGCGCCGGTTATAATCATGTTCCCCGACAGAACCAACGTAGAGACAGCAAAACCTGTGGCACTGCCTGTAAAATATTTAAAATATGCTGATCCTGTAGTGCTTGTGGCAGCAGACGATGTGACATATTGTACAGAATATGCCGGCCCATGAGTCTGATCAGAAGCAGAACCAGAACAGTTGATAAATGCCCAGCCGAACCTAGCCATCTAACTACACTCCCACAGAGCCAGAGAAGTTTGGTCCTAAGCTGCCAGAAGTTCTTTGTCTGGGAATGGTAGTGAGGCCCGCAATCACGTCGCACGTGCCGGCGGTGGCGCCATAAAGCCAGATATCAGAAACTTTCATCTCGTAAATATCAGATTTTCCAAAGCCGCCAGATCCACTAGGAGGTACTGTAAGGTAATACTTATCTCCTTTCCCTGTGCTTTTCGCGCCTACGACGCCGGCTGCAGAAAAGCCAACTCGCAAATCTGATGCGCCACGATTAAAAACCTGAAACCAGCGACTAACATAAGGTAAATCAACCACGCGAGCTGTTGTGTCATAGTTGACACTGGCGCTGGCAAAAGGGCGCCCGCTAACTTGATAAGCCGGCGTATGGTTGATTCCGACCTCTGCTTTCCATGAAATTGCCATTATAAAACCTCCGAAATTTGTTTACAAATATAAATAGTCATCTATTTTTTCTATTACGTCTTTCTTGTGCTCTTTGTCTCTTAAGCCTGTCCCGCTGTCGAGTACGTTCAGCTCTAACCCGCTTTTCTTTTTTGGCAACAGATGGTTTTTTATATCTTCTTCTATCTTTTACTTGCTCTATGATTCTTTCTTTCTTGACTTTCTTCATAAATTTCTTAATGATTCGCTCGTTATTGTTGCGACATTCGCGTGCCGTTACCGATACATTTATTTTTTTACTCATCTTATTCCTATTTCATTGCTTTCCAGATTTGTGAAGCGCCGCCCACAAGACTTGAGATATCAACACCAGCATCTTTTGGATTTCCCAAATCAACAGCGCCGGCACGTGTGGGGGCGGCTTCATGGTTAGAAATAGCTTCAGTGCCTTCAAAAAGATTGACACCATTATATGCGTCAGAGCCAATTGATTTCATAAGTTTTTGACGGTGTTCTTGCATCTTCTTCCGAGTTTCTGCCACTTGTTGTTTTTGCGGAGGGCTTGCAGTAAATAGAGAATCGTTAGATTTTTGTTGTGTTTCAACAACAAGGTTTCCTTGCATGCCTTTTGCTACTTCAGCTACAACATTAGATAAAAGACCTTCTTCTAAAAGAACTTCATGGATACACTCCTTAACAAGCGGCTTAATCAGTTTTTTTAAATCATTTTTTTTCATTTAATACTCTCAATAATTCTTCTTTAATTAGTTGCTCTAAGGATAAGGACTTTTGCTCCTGTACATTACTGTCTGTTGTTGGCTGGACTGGCTTTATAGCATCTAAAAATTGCGTAAGCTTAATAGCATTAAGTTCGCCTTGATCGTATCCATGGCCGCTTTGTTGTTCCATTGCCCTGTGCAGGGCCTTAAATGCATCGGTTTCAGGTTTATTCAAATCCATTTGTGTGTCATCGAGAAGTTCTTTAAACTTATTGAACTTATCACCAGCGTCAAGCTTGTCAAAGTCTCGCGGAAGAAACTTGCCAATCCAGTCGACCCATTCTTTTACGCCTTCCTTATATTGTGCCACATCAGTGCGGCTATAGAGTTCAGCATACCGCTTCCAGATGTCGCGAAGCTTATCGTCTCTCGGATCGACGCTCCAACTAGCAGCCGGGGTCTGAGGCTCTTGTTGGTCAGTTTGTTCAGGCTCTTGTTGGCCATTTTCTTCAGGCTCTTGTTGGCCATTTTCTTCAGCCTCTTCTTGCTCTTTTGAAGCGGCATCATGCTGAGCAATTTTATCCGACGCTGCTTTTTGTAAAGATGCGTGCTTTACTTGAGACAACATCATGAGTCGATTAGTTTTAATATATTTTTGGGCTTTTGCGAGTGCTTTCTTTTTGGCGTTTTCGTCTAAGTTAAGTGTTTCTATCTTTTCAACAAGTGCCTGAAGTTTCTGTTTAAGTAGTTCATCAATCTTCTCCACCTTGGCCTCATCAACTCCTTTTGCTGCTCTCTGGTTTTGGGCATCCTCGTAGCGATCCACCATTGAGCGAAGACGATCTGATAAATTTCGATTCGACTCTGAGATACTGTTATTGTTTATTTCTTGCGAAGCTTGTCCTAGCTCTGTGGTGATTGCTTCAAACATTGCTTGTAGGTCAGGCGGCGCATCTTTTTGTTGTTTTTCTATTTCTTTCTGCAAAGCCTGTTGACGTTTATATTCTATTGCGGCTTCGCGCATTTCTGCTTTAACAAGACGGTTGCGCTCAGCTGCTTCTCGGCCTCCCTTTGAATATCCGCTTGGCGTTGAAGTACTCACGGTGTCTCGTAGGCCTATGGCGCTAGCAAATCTTTGCGGGCTCATATGATCGATCGCGAATGCAGCACGGACTGGGAGAATTGCAATGTCCAGTGCAACGCCACCGATTTTTTTGACCACATTGCCTGCGCCTTTTAAGCCTTGGACCCAATTTACCTCAGCGACGATATCGTTAGAAGAAATATTCTCCTCTTCTTCAGTTAAAAAACGACGCCATGCGTCAACCAGTTTTTTGTCATCTTTGAAGCTGCTCCAGTCACTCATCGTCCAAAACCTCGTTCAATAATCTATTGATACGATCGGCTTTGGTAAAAACATTGTTCTTAAAATTTTTAGCCTCTTGCATCATAAAAGCATTAGGAGTAGAAGGCTCAGACACAAAATCAAAACAAATAAGTTGAAAATCATCTTCAACAATGGTACGGCCTTGAGATTCAGTAACAGATCCCATTCCCCGAGAAGAAATGCCAAGTTTAACTCCAGATTCTACAAGAGACTTAAGTATGCCTCCCGAAGGAGTATTTAAAACTTGTACTTTGCCCATGACATTTTTATTGTCCCACCATACATCTGTAACCATGTGTGATGCATTCTTAAGATTAATTACAGAATCTTCAGGGTGGTCAAGCTCACCAAGTGCTCTGCGCTCTTGAACAAGTTTCTGGTAGTTTTTCATCTCACGCATCAACACACGTTGAGGATAAATTCTACCATTGCCGTTTTGCACATCAGCTTCTTGTAGCTTTCCTGTCAAAATCATACCACCTTCAGCCACAAATCTTTTCTCGGCTTCAGTAAGAAGATCTTGACAAACTCCACCTTCGCAGAGTTCATAATATTCTCTTAATAACTTCTTTCCCATAGTCACGATCCTTTACAGCAACGACGAACGGGCTGCAGCATCCATTTGCTAGTCCAACTTGTGGTCATGTTTCACTCCATCATCTCCGAAGAGCATAGTTAAAATATATGATGTGCCTGACGATAATCCCCCTAAAAGAAAGAAATTAAACACAGTTACATCAAAACTAAATAGTTCAGTAAACGGAGAAAGTAGCATTAATGCCCAGCCTACATGGAAACCCATACACATCGCGCAGTTGGCGAGTTCTCCAAGCTTGCCCTTTTTAGGTCTTAGTTTCGAAAATATCTTGCCGTAGACAAGAATTTGCGTGAGCCCATAAGCGCAAAGTATAAACGTTAAAAGCTCCATTACAAATTCCTCAAACTAATTTGCAGAGCGACTATTAGCGACTCTATTGCTTCTTTCGCCAGGTTATCATCATTTTTAGACGCTGTGCGTATTTTTTTTACTATGTTAGTCGCCTCCTTATTAACATCATCGAATATTACAGACTTGTTTTGTGGAGGCTGCTCTTCTACTTCAAACATTGCTTTGTTCCAGTTTTCAAATATCAATTTAATGTCGGACATAACTTTGTTCCTATATTGTATACATATAGTTTAGCGAATAGGGATCGCGAACATACCCGGGGCGAATAGAGCCTTGATCAACTTTCTGAGGTACTTCTCCAAGCTCAGTAGAATCAGTTTTATCAGGATGAGTAAGTTCGTCATCTGTCATTGACACAATCGCCTCGGTTGATTCAAAGTATGGGCGCTCCTCATTAATAAACTCATTTATATTTATTAAGGCCATTTTTGCTGCATTGACACTTTCAGTAAATGGAGATTGTAACGTTGCCTCAAATGAGCCAAAGTACGAGCCGCCTTGTATGCTTTCTGGGATCACAATGCCCCTTTTGTGCAAATAAGAAAATAATCGGTTCTGGGCGCCGTACACCATCTCGCTCATAACCTCTTTAGGAAAAGCAATGACTTTGTTTTCTTTCGCCGAAAGAACAATGTCAATATCTCCGTGATCAAAAATCATTAGATTTCCCGCTACACTTTTGCGGATATCCATCTCTAAGCGTACAGTTGCCTGATTGGCACCTTTGCCAATTTTAACCTTTATCGGCATCGTCAGAGATCTCCTTAACTAATTGTTGTATTTTTAAAATTGTTAACAATGATTGTTCATCTATCTGCTGGCTTTTGTAGTTTTCTAACTTTTCGATAATCTTGTTGGTCTTTCGAACCATGTTCTCGTCTTGCTTAATTTCATCAGAGCTTAAAGAATCGGCGAGACTTTCCTTAAGGCGTCTGATTTCAGAGTTTAAATATGTTTTAAGATCTAAACCATTGTCAATAAAAGATGATATATAGCATCCTAATAATTGTTTTTGTTCTTGCAATAATGTTGAGTCATATTTTTGATTAAACTTCTCAACAAAAGTAGAATAAACAACATTATCAATATCTTCCAACAACGCAACGGGCTCTTTAGCCATTATCATATCATCGACAATCTTTTTTTCAAGCATTACAATTTGTCGAGGAGAAGATTTGTTTGAAAATATCTGATATATACTTGCCAGTGTTTTATAATTTGGAACAAAAGTGTTGAAAAACTCAGGACTTAAATCTTTATTAACATCTTTGATTAAATCAGATTGCTTAACAAATAGCCCATGAGCATCTAAAACTCGACTCGCAATCTTAGCTTCTTTTAAAATCTTTTCTGCTGTTTCTTTATTAATGTCCTGATTTTCATATAAAGATTGATAGCATTTCAAATGCTGTAAAAGAACAGAATCGTCGTGAAAGTGCTTTCTAATTAAATTAACAGCTTTATTTTTTCGCACGTTATCATTTTTTATCATGGCGGCCGTGGCTTCTCTAATGAGAGATTCATAAATAAAGGCTGTGTTTCTTTTTTTATTGTGCTTTGTTTTCATTCTTTTTCTCCGCTGTCGATATATCTTTCTTTTTATCCAGCTCTTCAATTAATTGTCTTATGTTTTTATTAACTTGAAAGATTTTTTGTTCTTCAATCTGTTCTTTCATTGAGTAAATAGATTCATTTTGTTCATAAATACCCCTTCCGGCTGCTGGCGATGCCAAAGTAGCAATGTCAGCCATTCCCGGAATAGTGTTTCTAATTGTATTGGATGATTTTTCTTTTGCCCATTGGCTCTGCATGTGTCTAGTTCGGGCGCCCTGTTTGCGCTTATCTGTTTTAACTGGGGTGTATGCTTTTCCTTTAGATTTAGGTGTAACTCTAGGAGAGTTTCGGCTTCCTGGGGGTACTGCCAATAGTGGCGAGTCGTCTTCACCGCCTGCTTCTGTATCTGCGCCGGCGTCACCGGCTGGCATCTCTTCTGGACCGCCAAGATCGCCACCTAGGTCGTCGCCAAGATCGCCACCTAGGTCATCGCCAAGATCGCCCCCTAGGTCACCACCAAGGCCGCCGCCCAAGCCGCCGCCTTCGCCAGCTGCAGCAGCTTCAGCGACTGCAGTTAATGCGGCATCATGCTTGCGATCATAGTACATTTCACGCTGATTGCGAATAAACTCTTCGTCCGACATTCCAAAGATATGCTCTGTAACCCAACGTCTAGAAAAGTATCCTTCAGTGGCGGCGCCTGCAATATCAAATTTAGCCTTCCAGTGTTCGATTTCTTGAAGCTCAGCTATCTTAGAAGGATTATTCAAGGACAAACTAAAGCCTAATAAATCGTCACCTCTAAAGCCAAGAGTATAAAGATGAATAATGCTAATTTTTTCAAGCTCAGCTATGATAACTCTTTGCAGCCGTTGAATCGTCCTTGCAAATCTAATATCTTTTTGCGCTAAAGTTGTCTTATCCTCGGCTGCACCCTCGCCCATTGATAAATAAGCCTGTGGAATTTTCAATGCGGCAAATAACTTGTCGCGCAGATACTTGATATCATCAATAGCTGTGATATTTTGTGCACCTGCAAGCGACACAATATCAGTTGCAGAACCTGCCCGCACAGGAATAAAATAATCTTCCTCAATAGACATCGGATTGTATCGTAAATCAACACGACCAGATGTAGGATCAACGACAGAGTGTCTTTTTAGCTGAGTTACAATTTTTTGCATGTATTGCTCTACGTCATTAGGAGGGATCGCTCCGACATCAATCTTAAATACTCTGCGCTCAGAAGAGCGAACAACTCGATAAGCCATCATTGCATCTTCCATAAGTGTTAGCTGCCGCCAAATGCGGCGAGCTGGCTCAAGAATAGATGTTCCATATGGGGCATATTTATCATTGCCCAGTACACGAAAATGAGCAACCTGCCAATTTTCAAACGTCATTCCGGCGCTATTCCATTGGTATTGAATGTAGTTTGGATTAGTTGCATCCATTCCTTCTAATCTTTCTATTTCTGGAGATGGTAGCGCAATTGTGGATTGCACTCCAAACTTATCGTCGATGTCTAGATATAAAAAGAAATCACCATACTTGCACATAGTGCGCGCCCAACCAAAAAGATTGTACTGTAAGTTTAAGACATTATCGAACAAGATTGACAATACGGCTTTTATTTCTTCATTTGCGCAATTAATATTGAGCATCGGCCTTAAAGAAGAGTAGGTCGTCATTTCATCAGCATAGATGTCAAGAGTTGATGCAATCTCAGGCATGTATTCCATTTGATCAAAATCAACGTATCTCTCAGTTCGGCGCTGATTTGCTATAGCATTTGTGGCTATCGTGTCCAGCGGGCTATACATCGACTTTTTAAACTGCTGACCTGAAGCAGATTTAAATCGTGAAGAAAATTTATCAAGATGTTGTCTTCTGATGCGTCGGCCAGATTGAGAACGATAGTTAACAATAGGGCCCGAAAACAATCTTGTAAGCGCTTGAAATAATTGCGACTGTCTATTTACAGGATTTCGTCCTTGCTTTGGATTTTTTGTTGCCATTTATTTCCTCACTTTATGATCCATTTATATTGGCTATATAATTTTTCAGCTTCAGACATTTTATCAAATATTTCGTCTTTTTTATAGCCTATTTGTCCTTTAATCTGCGTATTCATAGTAGTCTTGGTTGTATATATTGCGTTAATGAAAGCTTTTTGATAGTTTAAATCTCGCGCGTTGACCTGCAGGGCGGTGTCTCTAACCCAGCACCCTATCGCGAGCGCCATAATCAAATCATCATTGTAACCTTTCATCGCTTGCGGCTTACCATTCCTCCAAATAAAAGTTTTCATCTCGTTAACTGTCCGAGAAGAATATATGGTAATTAGTTTGTTTCTAATAAACTCCTCTAATTTGGCCACAATGAGCGGTCGGGTCTTCATAGAGGTAGTGAAGCCTGGAACTGCTGAGTTTCTAACTTCTGCTTGATGTTGTTCTATATATTCGTGAGTTGATTTAATTGAATGGTACACATTGGGATATTGATAATCATCAGTGAGTTTTGTTAAAACAGAATATCCAATATTATTATTTTCAACTACCAGCATACACCCGCCATACTCTCTACCTACGCTGTTTAGCATATTAGCGTACATGTCTAGTGTTGGCTTTCCTTGGTATTCTCCTACAATTTCAAGTGTCTCAAGCTTTATGATTTGAAATGTAGAAAAATCAGCTCCGTCGCCGCGCGAGACATCGGCCACTAACAGATAATTACACGAAGGATCAAACTCTTCAAAAATCCAAAAGTTCCTATCAAAGCCGGTCCTATACTTTGGTTCGCGAACTGTAGACAGCATCCACTCCATACATTCAGGGTCTATAACAGTTTCGCCAGATGTGTTGAAGTTGCACTCAAGTTCTTGAGCAATTTGCCGTTTAGACATGTTTTTAGTTTCTTTCTTATACCATTCTTGATCTCTATCGGGGTGGACATCCCACATGAGAGTAGTTAAGTTAAAGTTGTTCGAGCCGGCTTCGGAGTCGGTGCAAGTTTTATGAAACCAGTTACCCACACCATTGGGCGTAGAAAGCGCAATACAGCGCCCACCCGTTGATAGCGTCGGATACAATCCAGTCCACAACTCTTCTAACCCCTCAATATGCGCAGCCTCATCCAACACCAAAAGCGACAGGGCTTCCGAACGGCCTGCGTCTCCAGAAGTAGAAGCCGCCTTGATGGAAGAGCCATTAGAAAGCTCAAACGAGGTGCGGTTGTCAACGCTGATCTGCGCAATCTTCAACCAATCGGGAACATTCCGCATAATGTTCTTAACTTTCTTAACCAAGTTTCCTGCTGTTGCAAACTTGGTTGCCATAACAAGAATGGCTTTATCGCGATGGAATAGCATCATCCACACGATATAGCCAGCGGTAATAGTTGAGATACCTAGCTGACGAGCTTTTAGAATAACGTTAAAACGGTAATCATTAAAATCTTTGAGAAGGTCGTCTTGGAAGTCGAAAGTGTTAAAAAGAATAAGTCCATGTAATGGGTGCGATATTCTTGCGTAGTTGTTAAGGAAGTAGGAGGGATCTTTTCCACACTTAAGTATCTCTTTGACTTTTTCTTGTTTGGATAGTTGGAAACTCATACATCTTTCAGAGCCGCTAAAACTTCATCGCGATTGGCTAAATCGCCTTCTAGATCTAAGACTATAAATTCCTCGACACCATCTTGATGAGCTACGTCAATAAGCTCTCTATCAGACATGTTTTCAAGTTCTGAGTCAGATAGTTCCAAGCCTTCAAAAGCTTCTCTAACAATTTGAGCGATCTCTTCTTTAAATCCTATTTTAGGGCGATCGCCATAAGCACCGCCGGCCTGATAGTCGGTGGGGAAGCTTTCTTCTTCTGGTTCTCCAGCATTGGCCATTCTTTCTGCCTCAGCGTCTAAAGCGCCCTCACCGTACATCTGATCAAATACAGCACCAAAGATGTCCGAAGTAACTTCAGCTTCAGATCCTTGAAGCATTGCGGCGATGGCTGGCGCAGCTATGTCAGGAGCAAGCTCCTCTTTGATAACTTCCTCAGTAATAATCTCTCGCAATCTTTCAAGGGTGATTTTCATTAACCCTTCTTCCTTGTGTCGTTTTCGGGACGAGTTCCAAATCCTCCCTGATCAAGAAAGCTTTTCCAACTAGCTTCTGGCGCATGTAACGAGCCGCTGTTATCATCATTCATATCTGCGGAAAGGCCGCCTACTTTGTAGTGCATTTTTGCAGTTACCCATGAACGAACACGGGACGAGTTTTCAACTCTAACATCAATCTCGCCAACTTCGGATAACCCAACTGAATTTCCAGTGATTCGTTTATATTCTTTAGTTAACCAGCCTTTGATTTCAGATAAGCGCTGTTCCATTTCTCCCTCAAAACCGCTAGCATAAACCTCTTTGAGTTTAATTTCGGAATGATAACTTAAGCACATCATGTTTCCATAAAACTTAACATTAAAGCCATCCATCACGCGCTGATCAATAAGCGCATTACCTTCTTCTCTTCGGAGGCCGGCCTTTATAGGCTCTAAATCTTCACCGAGGGCGCCATCATAAGCGTTTGCGGCGGCCTGTGAAAGCCCTTGTACTATTTCGTATACTGTTGCCATTACTGCTTGTCTCCTTGTTGAGTAGTGTTTACATCTTTGAGAGTTTTGTCAATTTCATCTATCAGATTACGAAGACGAATAGCAAGATTCCCGCTTAAAAGGTTGCCGGCCTTAGCTGCCATAGCCAACTTTCTGGAGACTGTTGCGATCGCAGAGCGCTCTTTGTCATCAATGCCTCCTTGTACCATTGCTTTTTTTTGGTCTACGGCGTGCTTTGTCACTGACGCTGTAGTCATTTTTTCGTCTTGCTCAATCTCAGCCAACAAAGCCTCATAAATAAGTTGTTTAAGATTATCTTTATTTAGTTTCATTTGGGCGCCATCCTTTTAGCCATCTATCTTCTCTTCCTTCAACATATTGAATGTAACATTTATTGCAACAATCAAATTTAACAAAACAAACATCATCCCGAGAACTTTGAGGCAGCAAGCCACAAACAGGACAACATCTTAGAGATTCTCTATTAAGTAGTTTTTTTGAGATCTTAATACCATTAACCTGTATTTTTTCTTGCCATTCATCATTTTTATATTTTTTTTTATAAAACTCGCGCGATTGCTCAAGATACTCTTTTTCTTTATTCTCATCCCAGTTTCCGCGTGGATTCTGGATAGTCTCTTTGCCGTATTTCTCAGCAATTGCTTTTTCAATAGCGGCTATTTTATTTGGATCCTTACTCACTGAAACCTCTATATGCAGCATATGTAACACTAACACCTGCTACAATTCCGCCGGCAAACCACCACCATTTGTTGTTAGGCGACTGCTTTAGCATTGCTTCTTGTAAAGCGGCGATCTCGATGTCTTTTTGTTCTATACGCAAATCGTATTCTTTAGAGAGTGCGTCTAAGCGAATTTGAAAATTTTCACGCTCAAGTTGAAACTCAGTAGCCTGCACATCTATTTGATATTCAACTTCTAAATCACACTGCATTTGATAATCAAGCGGCATAACAAGCAACTCTGCAATGCCTCGCTTATTAAACAAAACACCCTCAAAGGGTGCTGGCTCATCTTGACCGACAATAGTAAACTGTGGCGGCTCGGCATAAGCCACCATGGAAAATAATAGTGCTTTAAGGAACATACTGAAATCCGAATGTGTCTGTTATTTGTTCTGCGAGTTCTTCTTTGTTTTCTGTGAACTGTTTTCGGTTGTCGATCGTTGTCTCAATTTCCACAATTCGTTCTTCAACCACAACCTCAATCTTACCTCTGTCCTGCTCATATTGTCTCTCCAATAATTCTAATGCATCGCGATAAGTTTGTAATGCATTTTCTTTTCTTTGCAATTCTTCAGCGTGTATTTCTTGCAAGCCGTCGATTTGGTTTTGGAGAGATTGTTGACTAGCTTCATAGGTATTCTCAAGTTGTTTATAATCATAACGCATTTTGCCAATAACTGCAAGTAAAAGAACAATAATTGTTATTTCTTTCCAGTTTCTTTTTATGAATGTTAAAACACTTGCCCAATCAATTTTGACCATCAAACCCCTTTCATTCTAGCAATACCATCGATAATAGCTTGACCACCAATGTAGATGGCCGAGATCATTACCCAATCGCCAGATGCCAGATCAGAAAACGCCAACAAGCCTGTTGCCGTCAACCAGACCATAAACTTACGAGAAATTGCCTTCTCTACTAATCTATCTAATTTTCCTTGTACATAATTCATTATTTAATCCTTTTTCTTTTTCTTCATAGGGCCCTTACATTGTTCTTCGGCCTCTTTCTGAGAAAGACCTTCGGGTCTCTCATTAGCATCTGCGTCTTTCATGGCGCACATGTATCTTCTTTGTTTTTCAGAGTAGACTTCATTAATTCTTTCTTCATCTTTATGGAGCCTGTAAGCTTCGTAAAAAGCTTGAATCATGCCAGTTTTTAAATTATAGAAATCTGGAGGATCTTTCATAGCTCCTTCGCCAGCTTCACGCAACATCTCAACCAATCTTCTTTCAATTTGACTTAATGTAAGCTTTCCAAACCCACGAACTAAAACTTCACGTTCGCCAAGCGCTTCTTCAAGCTCTTCTTTGATAATCTGCTTAAGTTGGGATTTTGTAATTTTCACTTTAACTGTTCCATCACCATCTTTAAACCTGTAAGAATCGCTTCTCTTTGCTCATCAGTAGGCTCTCCGTACCCAATCTCGTCTTCGATAATCATATTGAATGCTTGAGACCACCAGCGCGCATCCGGGGATTGCTCAGCATAAACTTCGTCTAAAACACTATCTGCTTCTTCTTTAATAATCTGCTTGAGTTCAGACTTTGTAATCTTCATTTCATTATTCCTTATGTTGCTAATCCATTCATACTTAGTATCGCAATCAATCCAGGCACATTCTTGCGCACGTAAACGCCAGAAAATAGTGTCTCGCACCGACCGCCGACATAAGCGATTGCCGACTCAATGTTTTTGCTGACTCTTGGATCTGCCACCATTTCCTCAGATGCCACCAAGATTAGGGAGCCGGCTGCGGCTTTTCCTTTAGGTGGCGGGCAGGCTGATCTGTTCATACAGTTGTGTAGGATCACCGATCCAAGCTTTCCAGTATTTGGGTCTTTTATCATGGTCGAGCCGAGAAAAGCTCTCCCGTCATTGCCCAAGCATGTTTCCAGATCTTTACTATCAAAAGATTGGATCGGTGAATCCTCCGTGGAGAGTTTAAGCACCTGGGCGAATGACTTAGCAAATTGTGTGTTGGCGACAGGGTACATACCAAGCATGCCAATTCTGCCGCGAAGTAAGCGAGTGGAGCGCTCGTTATCAAGAATGATGTGAGGATGCTTGGCTACGTCATTAGCCAGCGTCAACGCATTGCGAGCGATTGTGGGGTTAAGGTTTTCTTGTGCTGTGGGCCAGGAAACAATATACACTACTTTTCCAGAAGATTGAACGGATTTCATATAGCGTTCGAATACCGGATGAAGTGCAGTCACAGAACTACCAGTTCCGCCGCCGCCACCAGCTAAAACAAACAGCCAGTCTACCTTTCCAAGTTTGATCCGCAATGCATCCTCTACGATTGCGCCGTTGGTAGAGAAAACCTCTTTACCATAATCTACGTTCTTCCCGATGCCGTCGCTATCAGGAATAAGAACAACGTGATCTTCTTCCACGTTCTTTGGGATGTCTTTGCCTGTGGAATTCACTAGCAGAGTCTTGTTGAAGCCAAGTTCTAGAAAAGCATTGGCCATTTTATTACCTCCACCGCCGACACCAACAAAGCCTACGTTAATAGACGAAGGAGCAGTGTTTTCTGGGAGGAGATCTTCATCAGAGTATTCCATCTGCAATCCAAAGTCCTCAACCATTCCGAAATCTGCTGCTGCGACTTCTTCGTGATAGTGGTCTTTCTCCTGATTAAAGGAGGGTGGCGGTTCTGCAGGGGGCAGAAAATCAAATTCATTATCTTTTTCTTTATTGCTCATTATTGCTCCATTTCTTGTTCAAGTTCATCAGCCGCTCTTTGTATAAGTTCAGGGCTATTAGAAATAAATGCTCTAAGGGCATCTTCCAACGTTGGTGGCCGGCCAAGTCTTCTTGCCGTATTTGGGTCTGTCAAATACCCCTGTAAAACCCCTTTATACATACTAATTGCTTTGTCTTCTGCGCTTTGAGGAGGGCGCGGCTTGTCGACAGATGAGATTCCGCTTCCATAGCTTCTTTTTGGTTTCTTTCTATAAGGAGATGCAATCTCAGGCTCTCCTTCAGAATCATAAACAGAGCCGGGAAGGTTATAAACTTCGCTTAATGTACTTTCAAGCTCTTCCTTGATAATCTGTTTAAGTTGGGATTTTGTGATTTTCATTTTAACCCTTTGACGCGTGAAATGCGTCTAAGATGTCCTCACAGTGCGAACGAGAATCGCACTTTCTCCAGACACCACCTTTTTTATTATTAAGAATCACCCATCCAGACTTTCTCTTGCGAATGCAGCCTTTATCAGTGTCAGCGCAGCCTTTGCCATCTTCTATGAGAAGCGCTTCAAGCTCTTCCTTGATAATCTGTTTAAGTTGGGACTTGGTGATTTTCATTTTGAATCTCCTATTGATTAACCCTTGCGTATCCTTGTTTTTTGTTTTTAATATCGACCCATTCCAGGCTCTTGGCGGTGGTGTGCGCCTGAATCAAGCATTTCTAGGGCGGCGGCTGCAAGCTTATTACGGGCGGCGGTGATGGCCTCTTTGTCACCTGGTGCAAATTCGCCAACGGACCAATCTTCAAGTTTAAACTGTTGCGCTCTGGTCAGGTGCTTGCCGACACCCGACTGCCAGAGATTGTCGGACAGGTCTGGATGGATATCCCAGTCTGCCAGCGCTAGCGCTAAAGTCGACACCTTCTCTCCTCCCCAGGGCCCTTTAAGAAGATCTTTTATTTGTTTTTTATTTAAGCGCGCAATAGGTCCGTTGAACCAAGACGTTGAAGAAGGATCAATACGACTAGGCACATATTGCTCGTTCAAAGTTGCCTCAAGTTCTTCCTTGATAATTCGTTTAAGTTGCGTTTTGGTTATTTTCATTTTGTTTCTCCTACTGATTAACCTTTGCGTATCCGCGTTTTTTGTCTATAACAATTTGCATATCAACGCAGTCTTTGAGTGAATCAAGGTGAGAGATAAGCAAAACGTTCTTAAAATACACTTTAATTAGTTCCAAGATTCGAATAAAACCCTCCATATTTTCTTCGTCTAGTGCGGTGCCCGGCTCATCTAGAATAAATAAGTCACCCTTGGGTAGCGAAGACACAGATAGAAGCGCCAACCGAATAGCCATCGCAGCCATCGTTTTCTCTGCGCCTGACGCCATTTCAATCGGCCGCTCGTCATATTGCGGGTGCTTGATAAAAATGTCAAACTTGTTACCAGAACTTTCAAAGAAAATCTCAAACTCAACAATATTGGCGAGAACCTTCGCAATCTCTTGATTGATTACTGGTATCTTCTTTTTGATAACATCGTAGGCAATGCCGTTTGGATGCATACATCTCATAAACAAATCGTATGCTGCGAATGATGATCTAAGATCGTGGTATTCTTGCTTTTGCTCTCGGAG